TTGGAAGTAGATAGTGATAACCTTACTTCTGATACTACTATGGATATGTATCCTGGTAAGATATGGAAGAGGGAGGGTGGTCAGCCTGGACGTACTATTAACTCTATTCAATTCCCAAGTACTGCTCAGTCTAACATGATGATGTATGATAAGTTCAGAGCCTTAGCTGATGAGGGTACAGGTATCAGCTCATTCTCTCATGGACAGACTGGTGTGTCAGGAGTAGGTCGTACTGCTGCAGGTATATCAATGCTGATGGGTGCTGCTTCTGGAGCGATTAAGACTGTCATTAAGAACATTGATGACTATGTACTTGAACCAATGGGTAAGGCTTACTTTGCCTGGAACAACCAGTTTGACTTTGATCCAACACTACTTGGTGATCTTGAAGTTAAACCTCAGGGTGTTTCATCCTTGATGGCTAAGGAAGTTAGATCTCAACGTATGCTACAGCTTATACAGGTTGCTGGTGGAGATCAAGAAATGTCAATGAGACTGAATAAAGAGTACCTTACTAAGGAACTTGCTAAGTCTCTTGAGCTTGATCCTTCACTGGCTACTCTGTCTGAAGAAGAGTACAAACTAAAAGTAGCTCTGGGAGTTTATGCTCCTCAAGAACAACAGGCTCCAACACCCCCAGGTATGGGAGGAGACATAGGACCTCAGGCCCCTGCTATGCCTGGTGAGCAAGGCTTCTCTGGTACTGAACAACCACAGGGTGAAGAGCCTATGATGCCACCTATGCCACCCCAGGGAGGTCCTGTACAGTGATCAAAGTAGAAGAAGAAAGATTACTTAAGACTGTTGGTAGAGAGCCAATGATTAAGTTTGAGGAATACTTAAAACTTAAGACAACTACTAAAGTTATGAAGCTTGAAGGTATAACTTTAGAAGTCTTTGATAAAAAGCAGGGAGAGATAAAGGCTTTGAGAGAAGTCTTATCTGATCTTGACTTTATTATCAGAGGAGAAAAAGAAAAGAAAAGTAAAAAAAGGTCTTGACAAGATTAAACTTATGGGTATAACTAAGTTTTAGATGTATCCTTTATGGTACTCTATAACCCTCGGCCCCTAAGACAGGCTTCCCGAAAGGATAACAAAATGTCAGAAGAAAGAAAAGAAGACACACAGCTAAATAAAGATGAGGCAGAACTTGCAGAGTTAATAAAGGCTCGTGCAGATAAAGAAAAGGGTGAAGCTCCAGACCCTGAACTTAAAGAAGCAGAAGAGATCATGGCTGATCCTGAAGCATCTAAAGAAGATAAGAACTGGGCTAAGAGATACAGCGATACCAAGAGTGCCTGGTACAAAGAACGTAATAATAAAGATGAAGAACTTAAAAGATTACGTTCAGCTCTTGAAGAACAAAAGGCAAAGAGCCCTGAGAGTATGCCAACTAATGAGGCAGATCTTAAAGAATGGCAGAAGCAGTACCCTGAAGTAGCAGGAGCCATCAAAGCCATTGCCACTGATATCGCAAAAGGAATGCAGGGAGACCTGGAAGCTCAAGTTTCCAGCCTTGCAGAGAAAGATCAAAAGTCCACTGCAGCTCTTACTAAAGAGAAAGTGGTCCAAGCACACCCAGATTTTGATGCACTCAATGGAGATAAGTCTTTCCATGAATGGGTTGAAATTCAAGATAGCTGGGTTGGTGATGTCCTTTACAAGGGACTGAACCCCAAGAGTATTATCCAAGCCATCAACCTCTACAAAATGGAGAACAATCTCCTAGAGACTGGCGAAGATAATAAACAGTCTAATAGAAAGACTGCTAAACAAGACGAAGCTGCTGCTGCCTCACTGGTAACAAAAGCTAAAGTCGAAACACCTCCGACTCCAAAAGGTAAACTTCTAGAGTCTGAGGTCCTTAACTGGACTGACGAAGAGTGGGCAGAGAATAAGCCCCTGTACGATAAGGCTAGACGTACTGGGAATCTTGTACTCAATGTAACTAACGCTGCTTAGAAACACACTCTTCACTTAACCATCCTTAGACTAAAGGCCCTCTTTTTAGCCAAAGAGATTTCCCTGGAATCCAAGACGTTAAGGTGAATGAAGTCCCTCAACCTAAACATAATGCTAAAACAAGGAAATAACTATGGCATATGCATCCGCTGCAGGGTATGGCAATTTACCTAATGGTAACTGGTCCCCTCAAATCTATGCGAAAATGGTACAAATTGCATTCCGCAAAGAGTCCATCGTTCGTGACATCACCAACTCTGATTACACTGGTGAAATATCTGAATTTGGTGATACTGTTAAAATCATCAAAGAACCTAACATCGAAGTTTCAGCCTACGTTCGTGGACAGACTGTCCGTGCACAAGACTTAGACGATGATGAAATCATCCTTATTATTGACAAGGCTAACAAGTTTGCTTTCCGTGTTAATGATATTGAGAAGAAACAGTCTCACATTAACTGGGAACAACAAGCTACTGATCAAGCAGCCTACCGTATGCGTGATGCATATGATAGTGAAATCTTGAGCTACATGGCTGGTTACCTAGGTACTGATGATGGCGAATTAGATCTTGCTGCTCACAAAATTGGTGCAGCTGGTGGCCCAGTTGAGATTACTACTGGTGGAACTGTAAGTTCTACTTTGTTTACTCCTCTAGGTATAATCAATCGTTTTGAGCGTTTGCTTTCACAGCAAAATGTTCCTGACGAAGGTCGTTGGTTTGCTGCTGATCCAGTTTTCTTTGAGAAGCTTGGTGACGAGGACAGCAAATTTATCAATAACGACACTGGCGACAAGGGTGCTCTTACTAATGGGCGTGTTCATGTTGGCAAGATTCGTGGTTTTGATATGTATCGTACTAACAACCTGCCTACAGTCGGTAACGGTCCTGCTGGTAACGCTACAAGTGATCATGGTGTGATCATGGCTGGACATAGTTCTGCCTGTGCTACAGCTGAACAGTTAAACACTGTTGAAACACTACGGGATGGCGATGACTTTGCTGACCTAACTCGTGGTCTTCACTTATATGGTCGCAAGGTTCTTCGTTCTGAAGCTCTTGTCGGTGCATATTATCACTCAGCTTAGTAGGAAAGGAATTATACTATGGCTAATATCGATCTAAAACAAGGCGGTGCAACTGCTGGTCTTGGGATGGCTGCAACAGCCACACCAGGTATCGTATCTGTTAGAGTAACAGGTGCACAGGCTGCTGCTGCTAAGGGTTCTGCCCTTGCTGCTGCCGACATCATCTATGTAGCAGACATTCCTGCTCATACAATGGTTAGAGGAGTAACACTTGCAGTGAAAACTGCTGAGACTGGTACAACTCTTACTTTTGATCTTGGTGACGCTGGTTCTGCGGATGAATTTGTAGATGGTGCCGATGGTACTACTGCAGGTTATTACGTCCAGGGAACTAATGGTCTCTTTGATGTTGCAAAACTATATGCTGCTGCTGATGTTATTGACCTAACAGTCAAGACACTTGGTAGTGCAAACGATGACTGGGAAGTTGAGATCCTCTTTGAGGTGGCTGACTATACTGGTAATCCACGGGCTAAGTCTGCTAAAGACGTAGCTTAATATCACTAAGGTTTTGGAGGTTGTACCTTAAACAACCTCACCTCATTTTATAAAGGAGCCTTCAATGGGAACTACTTTCCTGGAACTAACCAACAGGGTAATTAGAAAGCTGAATCAGGTAGAACTGACTTCGGCTAATTTTAGTTCTGCTACAGGTTTCCAAGCACTAGCTAAGGACTTGGTTCAAGAAGCTATTGACGATATCAATCAGGCTGTAACTCAATGGCCTTTTAATCACAGCACTGGTACAATTACAACTACAGATGGCACTCAGACTTATGCTCTTGCATCTGACAATAAAGTTACAGACTGGAAAACTTTCTATCTTAATGAGAATGCCAGCCTTGAAGTATCTTCAAAACCTTTAGGGGTTGTAGAATATCTTGAGTGGCATAATCGTCTAAGGGCTAATGATCAACTGGCAACAGCTGGCTCAGTTAATATACCTGCTCAGATATATCGTACTCGTGATTTAAAGATTGGAGTAAGCCCTATTCCTGATAGAGCCTACACAATTACTTATGAGTACTGGAAAACCCCTACTCCCTTAGCTGCTGCTACAAGCACAACACTTATTCCAAGTGAGTATGACAGAGTTATAATAGCCTTTGCAATGCAGGGTGCCTATGACTTTAGGGAGAACTATGAGATGGCTGCTAAAGAATATCAGAAGTATAAGAAAAGTTTAGCAGACATGAAAAGAACTTTAGTTCCACAGGAAATTACCTATGCTTATGATACTAGAACTAGATCTAGAAGTCGTAGAGATGGTTGGTCTAAGTAATGGATAGATGGGAAACCCTTTCAGTTACCCCTGAGGGTGGCATAGTAGAAAACCTTTCTCCTTTGGTACAAGGAACAAGTTTACCTGGGTCTCTTATAGATGCACGTAACTTTGAACCTTCTCCTATCGGTGGCTATCGCAGAATTAAAGGATATCAAAAGTTTGATACTGCTGTTGTTCCTAGTTCAAATGCAGCACTTAAGGTTGATGCAGTTTTTATGCTTCAAAATAAATGTCTTGCCTTACGTAATAAAAAGTGGTATGTCAGTATAGGATCTGGGTGGGGTTCTGCCCTTATAACATTAACAAATACACCAGTGAGTGTAAGTAGTACAAGGTATAACTGGAGTGGAACTGATAATATTATTATTGTGGATGGAGCTAATCCTCCTATACACTTTGATGGATCAACCCTAACATCGATGATTGCTACAAACGCTGTTAATGGAACAACGATTCATTCTACTACAGCAGCTAATATTCTTGCAGCTACAGCAGTTCAAGAGTTTCATGAGCATATGTTCTTTTCAGTAGGACAAACAATTAGATTTTCTGCTCCTAATGAAGAAGCAACTGTTACTGGTGCTGGTGGTAGTGGTGAAATTAAAACTGGTAGTAAAATAATAGGTATGGCTCCCTGGAGAGAACAACTCTTTCTTTTTAGCTATGACCGCATTGGAACAATATCAGGACAAAATAGTACAAATTTTCAATTCCAGAATGTAACCCATAAGGTTGGAACTATTAATCCAAAAACTATTCAAGAGATGGACGGAGATATCTACTATCTGTCTTTTGATGGTATCAGAACTGTTGCAGGTACTGTTAAGAATCAAGACTTTGAACTTGGAAATGTTACTCGTAGTGTTCCAAGTCTAATTGAAAATCTAGGTTTCAAAGACTCAGGTAAAGAAGTACATGCAGTTACACTTAGGGATAAATCACAGTACAGATTATTTATAGGTGATGCTGCTCATGAACCTTCCGAGGGAGAAGGTATTCTTGGTGGAGTTCGATTAAATAGTCAGGGCAATAAAGCTTTAGAATGGTTTAAGATAAGAGGAATTAATGCTTCATGTTCAGACAGTTCTCAGTTTACTACTGCTGAATATATAATACACGGGGGCTTTGACGGCTATGTATATCAACAGGAAAAAAGTACAGGATTTAATGGGGCAGATATAGATGCTTTTCTAAGATTTCCTTACTGGAGTATTTCTGATCCTGAGATGCAAAAAACATTATACACTGGTAAGTTTTATTTAAAAGCAGCCAGTATAATTGAACCTTCTGTTGGGTATAACTTTGATTATAATATAAGAGGTAATGTTCAACCACCTATTCAAGCTCTTGGTACTGGGGAAGAGGGCTTTGCTTTTTATGGAGATCCTAATTCTGTTTATGACGGTTCTAATGTAAACTTTGGGGATACCTTTCCTGTGAATGCAGATGTAAACTTAGTAGGTTCAGGGAACAACGTGTCATTTTACTTTAGCAGTAATGACATAAGAACAGAATGGACTGTTCAATCTATCACTATTGAATATAGCACAGACGGAAGAAGAGGATAAAAGAATGGCAGTAGGTTACACAAGGCAATCTTCAGGGGATATTGCAACGGGTAATACCATTGAGGCAGCCCACTTAAACGATGAATATAATAAGATACAGGATACTTTTCATGCAACAGCAGGACATACTCATGATGGAACTACAGGCGGTGGTGGTAAAATACCTATGGCTTCTGCGGTATCTGGTATCCTTCCTATCGCCAATGGCGGTACTGCAGCTTCTAGTGCTTCTGCTGCAAGGACTGCTCTAGGTCTCGCAATAGGAAGTAATGTTCAGGCATACACTTCTGTATTAGCTGGTACTACTGCTTCATTCCTCACAGCTCAAAACACAAAGGTTAACTTTCTTACTGTAACTCAAGCTGTTAATTTAGATACTATGGAAAGTAACATAGCTACTAATAATGCTAAGACAGGAATTACTTCTGGGCAAGCATCAGCCATTACAGCTAACACAGCTAAAACAGGAATTACTTCTGGACAGGCTAATGCAATAGTTGCCAATACAGCTAAGACAGGAATCACTTCTGGTCAAGCCTCAGCAATAACTGCCAATACTGCTAAGACAGGAATTACTTCTGGACAAGCTAATGCAATAACAGCAAACACAGCTAAGGTAACTAATGCCACACACACAGGTGATGTAACAGGTGCAACAGAACTTACTATTGCTACAGGTGCTGTAGAGACAGGCATGATTGCAGATGATGCTGTAACTGTAGACAAACTAGCTAATTCAATTAACTCTGCTATAACTGCCAATACTGCTAAGACAGGAATTACTAGCGGACAGACTAGTGCTATTACAGCTAACACAGCAAAGGTAACAAACGCTACCCACAGTGGAGAAGTTACAGGATCGACAGCACTTACTATTGCCAATAATGTTGTTGATGAGCCAAAACTAAAAGTGTCTAACGCACCTACTAATGGATATGTGCTTACAGCACAGTCTGGTGATACAGGAGGGTTAACTTGGTCGGCAGCAGGAGGTGTAGGAGATATTACTGCTGTTGTTGCAGGAACAGGAATATCTGGTGGTGGTACAAGTGGTTCAGTAACGATCACAAACTCAGCACCAAACGTAGTTCAAACAACCGTTTCAGGTAACGCAGGTACAGCTACTGCTTTGGCTACTGCTAGAACAATCGGTGGAACAAGCTTTAATGGTACAGCTAATATAGCTGTTGCATTAGCTGCCACTGCAACTACCCTAGCAAATGCAAGAACTATTGCTGGTGTTTCATTTAACGGTTCTGCTAATATATCTCTTAACAATAACGCTATAACTAATGGAGCAGGGTACCTTGCCTCAGTTAATAACAGTAACTGGAGTGGTACTGACTTAGCAGTTGCCAATGGTGGTACAGGTGCCAGTGATGCTGGAGCTGCTCGTACTGCTCTAGGTGTTGGTTCAATGGGTACTGATGCAAAGACGGTAAGTACATCTGCTGCGAGTGGTACTCCTGCTGATGGAGATGTATGGTTTAGGTATACTGCGTAATGGTTGCTGAAACAAAGATAGGTGTTGGTGGTGCATGGAAGGGAATGAACTCTATACAGGTTGGAGTTGGTGGTGCATGGAAGACTGTAAGTGAAGCCTATGTCGGAGTAGGTGGTGCCTGGAAGTTAGTTCATCAAAATGCTGCTGCCCCTTCATCTGTTTCTATCACAGGGGGAACAGTAACTTGTATTGTAGAAACATCGGGAGGTTCTTGTACTTCTAGTACAGCACTGATACCTACAATTAATGGTGGTTCGGGTGGATCTTACACTTATGCATGGACGTTAGTGTCAGGTTCTGGGTTAACTAATTCATCAACTTCTGGTTCAACTCTAACTTTATCTAAGACTAGTGATCCACCTGCAGGAGGTTATAATTCATCTACAGAAAGTTGGAAAGTAACAGTAACAAACCCAGGTGGTGCAACAGTCTCAAATACTGTATCTGTAACACTTCGATCATATGGCGATTTTGACGATTAAAGGAATTAAATAATGTCTGATAAACAAAGAACTCCCTTTGAAAAGCATGGGCAATCTTTAATACAAATCCTAATAGCAGCCTTATGCTTATGGATGGCTAACACAACTAACCTTACTGCCACCAGTGTAGCTGTTCTTACAGAACGTATGCAGGGCATTAAGGTACAACTTGATTCCGTTCAACTAGAGTCTTCTTTAAGGTATACTAAAGAAGATGCTGTTAGGGATACAGAAATAATCAATAGACGAATGGATCGTCAATCAGATCGGATTACAGTACTGGAAGAAGACTCTTGACTTTTTCTTCTAAATGTGATATGGTACCTTTAGGGATTCGACAGGACACTACTAAGATGAATAGGAATATATAGAATGGCTGTAAATAATGAAATGCAAGTACTTAAGAAGAACGAGCCTCAACCACCTGTGACCAAGCCTCTACCAAGACCTGCTAACATGTCTGATGAAGAATTTGCAAAGCTTAGTAGAGCACCCACAACTCCAACTTACCGAAGACAACAAGATATTCAAGGTAACGATCAGGGCGATAAAGATTATCAGATGGATGAGGAAGAACAGTTCAGTCGTTCTGATGCAGGTAAAGCAGACTTTAAAAAGTTTAGAGATTCAATCGATCCAAACACAGGAGAGCCAAACTCTTTATGGTATAACGAGGATGGAAGTCGTACTGATTATGCAGGTAAGTATGCTCCAAGTTTAAGTGAGCAGAGGGATCAGGCTGCAAGAGAGGCTGGTGGTGCAGGTAATATTCGTGATCCTAACTCTCCTGTTATTGGTGGCACCTACAATCCTGATGGGACAAGCAACTACGGTAGTGATCCTATTGATATGGGAGACACAGGTGACGTATCAACAGAAGAAGATACTTCAACAGAAGAGGATACTTCAATAGATCCTACCACAGAAGATCCCACTTCAGATACTCCAGCCTTACAAGAAGATAGGAAGTTAGAAAAGGGAACAGAGTTTAATTATACTAAACAAACTGTAGGTGAGGGCGAATTAGGAACAACTGAAAATGTACTCCTTGATGATCCAGTAACAGTTAGTAAAGATAACTTAGAGGTTCTAGCTGTTGAACAAAAAGACATGGGTATCCCTGATGTATATAAAGTAGATCCTCTTCCAGACTTGGAGACTGTCCTAGCTGAAATAACAGATGAAGATTTAATTGCAGAAGTTACTTCTGAGGTTACTGAAAGATATAAAGAAGCAGAGGCTGAGTCAAAAAGAACAATAGCAAACTTTAAAGCTTATGAAGGTAGTACTGTTAGAGAACAGTTTGGCATGCTACAGGATGACTGGGTGGGTGTAGACGGTAAGAGTAAGATCCCATTTTATGCAAGGGGAGCAATCACTGCTGCAAAACAGGCTATGGCAGCCAGGGGTATGGGTGGATCTTCAATGGCTGCTGTTGCAATAACACAGGCAGGTCTGGAGTCTATGATGCCTATGGCTATGGCTGATGCAAAGTTTATGCAGACACTATCAGTTAAATCATTTGATGCACAGACTGCAATGGGTGTGGCTAAGTTATCTCATATTGCAATGCTTGATGTAAAAGATCTTGACTTCAGGCAGAAGAAGGCAGTGGATACTGCTAATAAATTCTTTCAGGCAAATATGTCTAATGTTGATAATGAAAGAACAGTGGCTGCAACTAACAATGCTAATGAAGTTCAAAAACTATTTAATGATGCAGCTGCTGAGAATGTAGCTAACAACCTTGCATTTACTACAGAAGCTGAGATGACTAAGTTTTATGATCAGATGGCTTTTCAGGCTGCTGACAGTACAGCTAGGTTAATGCTTGATGCAGATAAATTTAATGCTGCAACTACAAATGCCAGGAATGAATTTAATACTAAGATGACAAGAGAGATTGAGCGAGATAACATTAATTACCTTCGTGCCATTAACACAGCTGACACTGCTGGAATTAATCAACAAAACCTGGTTAATAGTCAAAATCTTTTAAAGATATCTAACACTGAGATTGCAAACAAACTAACCCTTCAGAGAGATCGTCTTAATCATATCTTTGAAGCCAGTGAGAATGCAGAGGCAAGAGCTAACAACTATGCTATTGCAAAGTTAACTTCAGATGCTAATAGGTATAGAACAGATTCATCAATAAGTCATGCAAATTCTTCCCAGCTTGGTGCGTTTGCAGGTAGTATTCTTAAGGGTCCTCTAGAAGATTTTGCTCAATGGAGTGGCAATGCTATTTCAGATATGTTTAAACCTAAAGCTAAAATTCCCTTTGGTGGACTTAGCGTTTAAATCTTGGAGTCAAAGAACATAGATAAACATCTTAAGGCACTAGAGCTTGCAAAGAAAGCAGCAGCCTATAGTGATCAGCCAGAAGTAAACGATGAAGACTTTTTAAGATTAGCTACTGTGGCAGAAGAATCAAAAGATTTCTTCTTTGAGGTTGTGGGTGATACCATTGTAATGGGACTTCTCTGTCCTCTCGTTTATAATACTAGCCATATAAGTGCTAAAGAATTATTTATCTATTCAGATAAACCGTCTACTCAAGCGGTTAGACTTATTAAAAAGTTTGAGAATTGGGCTAAAGAAAGAGGAGCTGTTAGGATAGTACTTGAAAGTACTTCTTTCTCTCCTGAAAGTTTTACCAGGTATCTTGACCGTGTAGGTTATCTACAAGCAGGTACAGTATTTACAAAGGATATATAATGGCTATAACAACAGCATTAATTATGGGAGGTCTTGGAACTGCAGCTTCAGCAGCAATAGGAACAGCAGCTAGTATGGGTGCTGCCAGTCTTCTAGGTGGTAGTGGTGGAGGCGGTGGAGGAGGAAGCACTTCTGCATCTGCTGCACCCCTTCAAGCTCAAACAGGTTTATTCTCAGCCCCTATAAAAAGTTCAGGTGGTGCAGGAGAGAGTATGCTGGCAGCAGGTACATATGACCCTGGCTCAGATCCTTATCGACTAAGGGATACAGCAGTTAATTGGATGACTCCAAGAGAGGTAACTTAAGATGGCAACAATGACTTTGAAAGATCTTGAGAATGTAGTTCCTGGATCTTCTATGACAAAAGAAAAAGGTAGGTTTCCATTTGATGGTCCTGCTAAGATTACAGATGCTGAGGATGGTATTCAAATGGTGTTTGATTCCATAACATCACCAAAGTCAGCTAGAGAACTTATTAGAACTTTAGAGATGGGAGTTCCTATTGACAAAGTAGTAGACACCATGGTAATGATGTTTCATGGTGAAGGTATTGTATCTCCACAAGCTTTACCTATAATGGTTCCTGCAATGGTGGCAATGATTGAGAAGATGGCTGAGATGGCTGGAGTTCCTATAAAGCATTCTACTCCACCAGACCCCAGTATGGAACCTGATGAGCGTAGAATAGAAATGCTTATAGCAGAGATGTCTTCTGATCTTGTTGAGGAAACTGGACTAGGAGAAGAAGAAGTAATTGAAGAGCCTCTAGTAGAGGGCGAAGAAGTAAATGAAATGGGGGATGAGCCTCAAGGTCTTATGTCTCCCCCAGTTGAAGAAGGAATAGTATAATGGGATTTGGTTCTTTTATGGGTGGTTTTGCTGGTCAACTTAATAAAGAAAGAGAAGAGGTTCGCCTTGCTGATATTGCAGAAGAGAAAGCTACACTAGCTTCTCAAAGAGCTCTTGCCAATAGTATAAAGTTAATGGAGGCAACCGAATCTGTTAAAAAAAGAATGGAACTAGATAAACTAGAAAGAGATATAGCTAGAGATGAAGCTGAATTTAGAGCCTGGACGGGTGAAGCAAAGCAGGTAGATTCTGGTGATCTTATCTCAAGACTAGACCCAACCACTGTTGTAAAGCAAGAAGGTGCTAATGATCCTGCTTCGTTATTAACTTCAGGGGTAAATAACAATTTTTCTGGAGGCACTGTTGCACCCGTAAACAAAAAACAAAACCCTGCAGTAGTAGAAAATCAGGCAATGGTTGAGCTTAATAACTTAGAAAAATCCTGGAATCAAAAGTTTGCTACACCAATTCCTCAGAAAAAAAACTACTGGGACAAAAATAGAATAACTAGTTCACAAAAGTTTAACAGTGCTATGGCTACATATTCGCAAGAAGAAATGAATAAGGAGGTTTTAAAGCAGACTGTCCTTGATCGTTATAAGAAGCCTGGACTAGTTCGACTTTATTCAAAAGGCTATGCTGACCTTTCCTCATTTGAGTCTGCAGAGGGAGACTACTTAGGAGTTTTAGAAGACTATGGTGTAGAGGCAGCAGGAAGAATGGAACGAGAAGGTTTAAGTCGAAAAGAATTTAATGCCAAGTATGAAAACAATTACTTTACATCTGAGGAAATAGGAACAAGAGAAATCCTTAATAAAGAAACTTATAATTCTAGTATGCCTGTTCTTCCTGGTAAGGGTAGGGGTGAAAGTCCTGGCAGGGCAGATGTTATAGGATCTATTTCTAAATACCTTAATGAGAACGTACAAAAAATTATACTACCAGGTGATATAAATATGTCAGACCCACTATCAGTAGCTAGTGGTGGTGAAACTAGAGGAAAAGCAGCACAAGCTAATAAGACTTCTAATCTTATAGCAACTAGTTTAGTTCGGATGGATCAACTTAAAAATACTGGTACAACTGTTAGGGATGCTTTTGATAGTGTTTCATCACAGGTAACAGAGTTAAACTCTTCTATAGAAAGACATCTTAATAGTCCTAGTACTGGAGGTCCAGCAGATGTTTCAAGACTTAATGGTTCACAAACAGCTGGAGTTTCTTCTCCTGTACTAGGCAACTATGTAAGCACAACAAATCCTGAGGATCCAAATTTACAAAACTTATATGAGATAGGTTCACTAACCGTTAGAGATAAACAGGCACATGCAAATTTCCTTGTTGGAGCATCTTCTCTTATGTCGCCACTTGACTTCAAAGAATTTAAAAGTACCATAAAAGCAAATAAAGCAGTTGAGCTTTATAACAAAGTTATAGACGGAGGAGTTAAAGATGCTATAGATACCTTTGTAGATGAGATAGAAACAAATGATTTTTATAGTAGAGCAGAAAAACTGGAAGTCTTCAACCTTGTACGTAAAGCTGCAGACGACCAGTTAGACAAGGAGTTTAAAAAGGTAGAGGCAGGCGGTCAGGGAGTTGATGTTAATTTTGATGAAGGCACTAAAGTTTTTGAAAGACCTATAGATAATCCAGTCTATCCTGTAAATGAAGGAGGATATAAAGGATTCTTAAGCGATCTTGATAAAGAAAAAGAGTTGGATGAACGGGAGACTAAAGAAAGAGAGGATTTGATTAGACAGGATACTGAAGAAAGAAAAGAAATTGAATTACGTAAAAAAACTGGTGTCCCTGAACCTAAGGAAACTCCTCTTTCACAAATGATTGAAAGAACCATGTCTTCCATTGAAACTAATCTTAAAGATATCCAAGATGCAAGATCAGCAGCACCTGGAGGAATGGCTCCGTACAGTATGGGAGGAACACAAAGAATAAAAGAGGCATGGAATCAAGGGAGTAGTTCTCGTATGGTTACAGACGTTGAAAGATTTGTGTCACAAAATCCTGACAGCGTAAAAGACTTATCTCCATCTCTTCAAGAAAGTTTAAATGAAATTTTAGAGAATGGTAAGTATGGGGTAGAAACTATAAAAGACTTTATGAAAGACAAAGAAGGTTATAAAACTTCCTCATATGATGATCCGTCAAGGAATAAAGAAGATGACACGGATGAAGATGGCGTACTTACTATTCCAAAAGCAATTGGTTATGGATTTAGACTTAAAGAACCTCAAGTGCAAGACGCTTTAAGGTCTGTTCTGGGTAAAGAAAAGTATGAGTTAGTTGTTAAGGGAAAAGAGCCCTTGCTTCTAGAAGATGGAGATAAAGTATTTGATATTGTTGTTGAAAACACTGTTGCACAATTAAATAATATATTCCCTGAGTACGAGAGTTATCCACAAGTTATTAAAAGTATTTTAATTGACACCGTTTACAATACAGGAGCTACTAAATTTACAAGTATTGGTGAAGAGGGGGGAAGTCCTTTATTTATCCAGGCAATTAAAGATAACAACTGGGATCAGGCTCTTCTTGAAATGGGTACATCTCCTAGAGCTGAAGAGAAAAAAGAATTGCTTCGAGAATACTTAGCCGAATTAAATAAATAAAGAAAGAGGCTATATGATGGAATTACTTCCAGTAACTAACACCATACTAGGTACAGGTAAAGAAGATACTGATAAAATAATATCTAATATTACTCCATTTACTGTTGGTTCTACTGATGCTGTTGATACAGAAGAAGAACCTATTGTTAAAGCAAAAGCACCTATAGACACAGAAACAGATAGTCTTCTTAACAAACCTACTGAACCTGCTGTTAAAAAACCAGAGGAGAATAAAAAACAAACATCTGTTCAGTCTGCCTTGTTTGAACAAATAGATCCTTATCAAACTAACTTTCAAAAAAGGCAACAAGCAGAACGACTTGTATCTGTTTACAATAGAATGGTTAATAGGGAGTCACAGAACAGTTATGATACTGTTAAGTTAATTGATTCAATTGGTGATAGACTTTCTAGGAACACTTCTGAAATAGAATTATTAGATTCTGTAGAAGATAGATTAAATACTCAAGAAAATGGTAGCTCAGTTGCAGGTGGAATCTTCAGTGCAATTGGAGACTTTACTTATGGGTTAGTTGGAAGAGGTTTAATAAAGGCCACAGGCAGTGCAATAGATACTGTTGAGGATGCTATTAACTATACCTTTGATTCTGATATAAACATTGCTGACATTGAGATTGACCCTGCTAGTTCTACTGCTGAAGAAATTGGAACAATAGTCGGTACTGAAATTCCAGCAATTGTTGCAGGATATCTTGCTGCTGCAGGTTTAACAGCATCAGGTGTAGGTGCTCCAGCAGCTGTTGTTACTGCAGCTGTGACGACAGCAAGAGTTAGTAGGCTTTCCCAGGCACTCCTTAGAGTAGGTGGAGCAGTTAAAAGAACTGCCCCTGCTCTTCTTGCGTTTGAAGCAACTTACGCAGGTGTTTCACAGTTTACTCACAGACCTGATGAAGTTTTACTACAAGACTTTTTTATTGATAACCCTGGAGTAGATAAAGATTCTGTTAATCAGTACCTTGAGGGTAACATTACAAACCCTGATTCCCTACGTAGACTTAAGATGGCAACAGAAAGTGTTGTTATAGGGGCAGGTTTCTCTGCTTTATTTATGGCAGTTGGTAAGGGCCTTAGTCGATTTAGGGATCCAAAGTATGTTAAGAGTTTAGCTAAGGACTTAACAGGACAGGGTGATTCTCTTTTAAGTCAACGACAACGAGTAGAAGAGTATCTTGTGTCTGTGGCAGGGTACTCTCCAAAGGCTGCAATTGCCAGAGTTAGAGACCACATGGATTCGGGTGCCTCACTTAGTTCTTTAGTTAAACAGTCTGAAGTTGACAAGATTATTATGAATGATCCGTCTGCATTAAAAAGAATTACTGCAAGAAATGTTTTAGAGACAACAGGTCAGCGATCACCAGATGAAGCCTTTGAGTATGTAACCAGACTTGAAGCAAAGGGAACCCTTGACGAAACTATAAGTAAGATAGCAGGTGCAGAACCTGCAGACTATTTGGCACAGGCTGCTGCTAAGGGTGATAAACTTACAAGAGGAGCTGAGGCTAAGTCTGCTAGTCTTCTAGGGAAGAATGTGTCAGAAGGAGAGTCTGTTCTTATTGGAAGAAAAATGGAAAGAGTTAAGGTAGGTGCTTACGATGCTGCTACTCTTGATGGTATAATGCAGGATGCTCTTACAGGTATTGGTGGTAATGCCACTAAGATATGGAGAGTCTTTGAGGAGACAGGTAGTAAGACTGACTTTTTTACAGACCCTTCTCAGTCTCCTTACGTTCTTAAATCTTTGCAAATGCAGAGATCCCAGGGTCATGCTAACAATTTTATCCTATCTGGTAAGAAGTTTTCTCCTGTTGTTCCTGGAGCTGCAGGTAAGGTGTCAAAGACAAGTGCTCTTTCTTTGGGAAATATTCAAGAAAAGTTTCGTTGGAAAGCACAAGATCGTGATAAATTTTTAAGTTATGTAAGGGCTGAAAAACAACTTCTTGATTGGAGGAAAACTACCCCTATTCCTAGTAAATTAACCGAAGCAGAACTTGATGTAATCGTTAAACAAGGTAGAGCAAATCCAACCTATGTTGAGGCACTAGCTGACTATGGAGCTCTTCAGAAATCAATCTTGGACTATAGTGTTGCATCAGGAACTATTTCTAGGAAGGAGGCCAGTAGTATGATAGCTGCTGCCCTCAATGAGGATGGCATGTACGTTTATATTCCTCGTAATGTAGCTGAAGGAC